CGCGCGAGTGAGAGTGGAACTAGCCCACTCTCGCGCCCATTATCAACTTCACCTGGCACTAGCCACCAGTATTTATCATGTTCGTTTTTTCTTCTCATTTACTCTCTCATTGTGGGGGGTGTAAATGCGTTTAGCATTTCACCACCCTATAAAATATTTTATTTTATGGATATTATGGTAAGTTTTACTATGGTTGTGTCCCATTTTTACTATAGTTTGGGACATATTTACTATAGTTGTGTCCCATTTTTACCATAGTTACTTTTGGTTGCCGAGCCATAATTGGTGAATAATATTCTCTATAGAACGCAGCTTTCTTTTCTCCTCAGAGTTTTGTTTGGGTTTATTGACCAATGGTTTGCCATGCTCTGCGAGTGCATCAATAATGAGTTGCACTTCTTGTTCACTTACTTGGATTTTTATTAGCATCCTTGCTCTCCTTTTTCTTTTTCTTGTTAAATATTCTATCGAAGTTATCTCGATACTCTTGGGTATAAATTAAGTCCCGGGGTTTATCTCCTTTACCACTCATTGTTTGCCTCCAGGTAATTGTTCTGCATCAAACCAGCCACATGGGTAATTAATCATTGTCCACCTCCATATTTTTTAATAAATGACAAATAGTATTTACATTCCAACCATTCCCTAAAAGTTTGTATTTTTGACTGTCGCTCACTGGCATTTTGTAATCGTCTGGTATTGTTTGTAATCGCATACATTCAAGTGGTGTTAATTTTCTGTAATAAACATCAGAGTTATCCACTGGATGCACATATCTCATGTAGTTATAACTCGTAGCTGTTAATGTGTTGCATTTGTATTTCATGTTTCTACCACGCCTTGTTTTTGATTTAATGTGTGTCATGTCAAAGCAATCACCATTTTGTATGGTTGTGTAGCCCTTCTTGGTAGCCTCTTTTATGTGTAGTAATTTTCTTTTAGGATCAATTAATATCTTTCCATTTTCTTTAACAATTAAATTTTTGGAGTCAATCATATTAAAACTCTCCAAAGTTAAATGTTTCTTTATAAGGCTCTAAAACAGCCTCCCTTCTAAACAAGGTTTTGGTTTTGGTATCAACCTCACTACTGTTTGATTTCACCACCGCGCCCTTGACTACTCTTAATCTGTCGTACTCGACATCATTATCTAAACATATGCGTTCAGCTTCTTCTTCTTCGCCTAACCACAGGGCCATGCATAATCTGTGACTATCGACCAAGGAACTAGCGCCCCTTATTTTTCCTCTAATTTGAACTGGATCATCGTCTGCTTGTAATGCAGCTTTACTCATATGATGAATACTTAAACAGGTGGTTTTAAACTTACTGGATATTGAGGCAGCCAACTGACCATACATCTGCCCGGCTTCGTTGTCGCTACTAATCTTTGCAGAGCCACAGACTGCTTGTATGGGGTCTATAACTACCAGTTCAAGGTTAGGTATGTTCTCTAACTCTGCTAACAACTCGTGAGCTTGTTCTGTTAGGCCCATACCAGCAGAGGTGTCGTTGATTAATGTTAAGGGTTTAGGTTGATCTGGTATTGTGTAAGCGTAGACATCATAAGGCGCATCAAAGCGTTTGTTATGTGGGTCTAACGCATTGATTCGTCTGTGCATCTCAACCAAGTCATCCTCGGCACTAATAATAACAACATTCCCACCTTTAGTAATTGGATGGTCAAACCAGTTGCCTTGTCCTTGGCTAATTTTAATTGCAAGATCTAACGCCATCATGGATTTACCCACACCACCAATAGATGCTAGGAGTGCTGGTTTAGATTTCTCTAATAGATTATCAACCAACCATTCTTTCGGTGGTGGCTCTTTTACCAAGCTACGAATAGAGTGTTGAGTGATCCCCAAACCTTGATTCAATATTTCATATTTAACCCGGTCCAACCCATGTTCTTGGGCCATATCGTTGTAGTCTCCTCTCGCACTCGGTATGCGTACAAAACTGTTAGGAATAGCAGATGCTACCTCTTTAGCTTTCCTCTCGCCCACGCCACTCTCATCGTTGTCTAGGGCTATGTATAAACGAGCCTGAGATATCTTCCTAATATTACTCACAGCCTCTAGCGTAAAGTTCGCTGAAAATACGCAAACTGTCGCTATCTTCGTAGACTCAAAAACTGTTGCAGCAGTGGCATAACCTTCGACCAAAACCAACTGTTCTTGTGTGGCGAGTTGACTTATCTCACAACCGATTAAAAAAATATTGCCTTTAATTTCACTGGCACTAACAAATCTTTTCTCACCTTTTTTATCGATATACTGTAAACTACGCAACTCTCCAGTCGTAGGAGATAACACTGGAACAATTAAACTTTCATTTAACTGTTTCAATCCATAGCTTTTAACATTTTTACTTTTTAGATACTCATGCGAAATGACAGGTTGACAGCTCTTGTACCTTTCTTGAACTTCTTTAGCTACTTCATCGTGCCTAATTTTCTTCGCTACCTCGGCCCGCTTAACAGCTTCTTCCATTTGTTTTTGTAAAGCCTGTCGGTCTACAGGTGCTAATTCATTGGTATTGATACTAGACCACTTGTGTTGTTCCCCGGTACGCCAATTGCCATAGGCTGCAAAATAATTACCAGATAGCTCGTTGCACACATACCAGCCAGACTTTTGATTGCCTATATCTGGTTTAACATTTGGTGCTGCCCTAACAGGTACTCTAACGACTGCGCCTGTAAGATCTAAGTGGTTGACAACCAAACCTTGGTTGTTCATCTCTCGCATTAAATCATCTGTACTGTTGCCTTGAATGGCAAAAGTAAAATTCTTATCTATGACTAACCCTTTCTCTCCATAATATTTAGTCAGATCCATCTCTTAGTGTTCTCTCTAATTGTCCTGTCTCGGCTTGTTCGTTGGCCCAATTCAGGTATTCCCTTATTGCTTTACCAAAAAGCAACTCTCTCTTTTCTCTATCCCATTCGTGCATAACATAAGAACCTGTGTCCTTGGCTATCGTGAGATAGGTGTCTTTAGTTTGTTTGATCGCATAGTCTAAACCCTCATTGCTCATCTGTGCAACATTCTTGAGTCTCTCGCCCTCGCGCACTTTCTTTAAATGAGCCATGCTACACGCACCAAACCATGTTTCATCCTTCCCATAAACAAAACCCTTCGCTGGTGCTTTGCAGTAAGCACACAACGAGGGTCTTGATACTAATGGATTAAAAAGGGATCTTGTCACCAAGATCGTCTTCTTTATTTTCCTCTACAGGTTTAGCCGCAGGTGTAGGTGCTTTAGCCTCTTCGACAGGTTGCCAATTCTTTCCATAGTTTTGGTCTATCTTGAGATAACGCTCATTTTCAGGGTCTCTAATGAGTTGTCCTGAAACTGATTTACCTACTAACTCATCAGTATTTCTCATGGATGTAACGCCCATCGCTTTTAATAAGAGCTTGAGTGATATATCACCAATCTCTACAGCTTTGGGGTTATCTGATTGCAAAGTAAATGTTGTATTCATTACGATGGTAGAACCATCAATTTCAAAAAACATTTTTAAAGCAACCCAATTGTTTTTGCCTGTGATGATTTCATCACCAGCAAAATGCATGGTATATCTACCGGGTTCTAAGCCTTTACCAGTAGATTCCGTTTCATTGGCATCAAAAGCGTTGCCATTGTTATATTGCGTTAAGTCCGTCATATTATTTCCCTTTTATTAAAATTAACCTGGATCATAAGAATTGTAGTCAGACAGGTGTCCAACTAAATCCTCACAGTCCGCCTCAATTGAGATAAACCAATGTAGTCCATCAAGAGGTAAAGAATTATCATCTGGATTAATTTTATCAATGTAAGCATTGAGCTTCTCTCTGATCTCTCCAAGTAACATTTTCCCTTCCTCAACTTCTCCCAATATACTCACTTTATCATCGCCTCACGAATAGTGGGCCAATCAAAATCCATTTCAGCAGGAAGACCATATCTATTTTTGGCGTGATGCCCAGGTCCTTCTTGTGTGTAAATTTTTCTATCGCCTTGCAATACCTGTGTAGACATACCACCTTTGGCATTTTTCTTTTGCACGACACCAGTCTTATAGTTGGCAAAGAAAACACAGTCAGCGTGTTCAACCACCAAGTCGGCTGCTTTTCTATAGAGCTTAATACCATTTTTATCGATAGGATCGTTGGATGGGTCTTCGTAACGCTTAACTTCATTGTGTGCAATTTGCATAATCGTCATGCCTTTTTCATTACGAAGTTTGGTAAGAATATCTAAATAGTTTTTCCAAACTACAAGTGCAGCTCCGAATCCTTTTCCAAAACTGGGACTACTGATATCCGACCATCCATTCTCCTTACACACATGGTCATTAATTAATCTTTCCAACCAATCCAAGCTGTCTACAACTACAGTTTTATAATCATGGTCTTCTTCAAGTAATGCCAAAAGGTACTCCTCAAATCCTACATAAGTTTTTTGCACTTTAGTATGATTACATTCAATCTTACCGATTCCATCCTCACACTGAACGATGATTGGATTGTTCATGGTAGATGCAAATGTAGTTTTACCAATACCACCTTTACCATACAAGCAAATAATCGGTGGTTTCATTTTTGCTTTGGATAATACTTTATCTAATACACTCATTTTTTTCCCTCACTGTTATGCACTAAATGATGCAGTGCGTTTATTTTCTCATCTATGATTCCATTAAAAAAATCATGGACAATCCTTTGCAACTTGAGTGTTGCTGACACTTTGTTATACAAGGGTTCTATCACAGGCGTGATATCGCTCTCATACAGCGTGTGTTCTTCTTCACCTATGCTGTAGGACAACACAGGTTCTTTCTTTTCTTTAGCCATATTTCTCTCCTAGCTTAGTTTTATATTCATCACATTCTGGTTTAGCTGCACAAAATCTACAGTGATCTCCAGCAACCCGTTTTGGATTTTCTTCCTCACAAGCATCCGTTGCTTGTTTCAAATCTGTGTCTGCCCAATGCATTAGATTTGGAGAAGAAATTTCATGTGTCTTAATTGGGTTTTTTAATCTTGGTTGGACAATCGTCATTTCAATGGTTATATCCGCATCTTGATTTCCATATCTTATAAAAGCACCAACAGCATAAATTTTTAACTGTTTATTTTTAACAGCCTCAACAGGCCACTTGCCAGATTTAAGATCTATAACGCAGATACGATCTTCAGCAATTAAAATACAGTCAGCAGTACCAAAGCATTTATCAGATATTTCATCCATAAAGACTTTTTCTTCAATAACCATGGTAGCGTTCAGCTCTTCTTTTCTTTTAAAGATGTATTCAACATAAGTCTCAGCACATCTAATCATGTCTTCTGTTACTTCTATTTGGAAATCTTCTATTTCAACAACTTTGCCAAGCCAATACTCTTCTAAAGTAATATCTTTAAGTCTGCCCTTTAATAACATCTCACACATCTCATGGATCAATGTCCCGGTAGCTGCTGCGATGTTAACTGTATATTCTGCTGAATAATTCAGGTACGCACTTGCCGGGCACTCAAACCATCGGTCAGATGATGAAGGACTAAATATCGCGTGAGGCACTGTACAAAACCCTTGAACCTTTTTCAAAGTTCTCTACATCTTCCATGTCATAGAGGATTTTTCCTTCTATCTTGTAATATGTTGGGCCGACTTGTTTGCCACGCCAGTTTTCCAGTGTTCTGGAACTTCTACCCCAGCGTTTAGCTAACTCTTTAGTGTCAATAAATTTTCTTTCGGTATGCATTTTTCTCCCTGCTTTGATTTACCTGTAGACTAATATACGCTTATCCACTATCATAATCAAGTATTTATTAATTTGGAGATGAAATATGAGTATAGATAATGTAACCCCAAACCAATGGGACAATGCAAAGAAAGATATGGTGGATCACCCGCCTCATTACAACGAGGGTGGCTTGGAGTGTATAGACTACATCAAGCAGCAATTAGGCGATCAGTTTCCATCCTATTTAGAAGGCTCAATAATTAAGTATATACACAGGCATAAGTACAAGGATGCAAACATCCAAGACTTAGAAAAAGCCAGGTGGTACTTAAATAGGTTAATAGAACATTACGAAAATTTATAACGAGGTATGGATATGAATTTAGCAGACTTTGACGATCCAATCCTTCAAGAAAGGAATGGTAGAAAACCTGTCTATATGGATAGAGTTTTAGTGTCTGACTTTATTAAATTTTGTCGTACAGCAAATAAAGATCCACATAGCGTTGCTGAATACCTATTAAAACTAGGTATTCACACCGCTAATAAGGATGATGTTTGTATAGATATTAATAACTTATAATTATCTATTAGCTACGATGCTATGAATGTGTTGGCTCACAACATTAGCGTTGCCTATCGCTTTCTCTTTATGGATATGTGCATATCTTTGAGTGGTCGCTACATCTGAGTGGCCCAATAGATTACCAACCTCTGATAAATTAACTTTCTCTAATGACCATGAGGCATACGAATGTCTGATGTCATGTAGTCTTGCATCCTCGCACCCAACCTCTTTGCGTATGACATCCCATACATATCTGGGTGAATCTATGTCAAAGATTCTCTCTCCCACGCGCTCACACTTGTCTAATATCTTTTGCACCCCGGGAGTAATAAAGATAATACGATCCTCGCCTGAGTGATCGGTCTTATGATCTTTAATAACCAACGCATTGCCTTTGATATCAGACCACTTAGCGTTTCTAATCTCACCCACACGCGCCCCAGTATAAATAAGCATCCATAGAAAGTTGCAACCTTGCTTGTATCTTGCTTTATTGCCTAAACGATCAAGCTGCTCAGTAATGGCAATCAGCTCCTCGTTGGTCAAATAGCGTTTGCGTTTAATCTCACGATTTTTACCAATGTTTAATGCCGGGTTGTTTTCTAGGTAGCTAAAGGTAATAGCCAAGTTAAACATAGCCTTGAGGATAGAAAGACATTTATTGGAGGTATAAGGAGATCTATCAGACACATCGAAGTGTAGCTGTGCTATGTCACCTCTGATGATGCTGTTTATCTCTCTATCGCCAAGAGCTAATCGGATGTCGTTGTCATAAAACTGTTTAATGCGTTTAACAGTCTTAGCACCACGCCTGTTTAAATCTTTTGTGTATAAATCAAATAATTCGTTAAGTGTCATACTAGGTGTCATACTTCCACCTCTATGTGCATTTGGTCAACATACTCTTGACACTTTTCAAAGTTACCTTGTGCGTGTTCATTGATGGCTTTTCTAAGTAGGCCCAAATCAATGTTGCCATAGATTATTTCTGTCAACCAACCTGTAGAACCATGATAATCATACTCATCAAAAAAGTTATCTACAGCCTCAAATGTAATACCTTTAAACATTGTCTATTTCCATGTTTTGTAAAATGTGTGCAATAACTTCTATAGTCCAACCATTGCCAAGCATTTTATAACGCTGAGTGTTGCTGACATAATTGGTGTAATTATCAGGAACAGTTTGCAATCTCTCGCACTCTAAGGGTGTTAGCTTTCGCCAATAGACTTCATCTTTGGTTAAAACATTATCTTTTTGAACTGTAGTAATAGTATTGGTCTTTTCGTCTTTGCGTAATTCTAACTTTTGACTTATTGAACCATCCTCGTTATATCTGCCACGATAGGCCCCTGAGACAACTTTCGGTTCTGTATTACCACCACCACAAGTAGTAACAGTTGGAGACTTACCATCAGGCGAATAGACACGCTTTAATATATCGTGTCCATTGACATCAACTGCTGTGCCTATGTGTTGAGGTTTATCGCTTTTCATTACTTTGGGACTGTCTGATCTTGCTAGTAATGTAGGTGATTTGCCTTCTTTGGAATAAACCCTTCTTTGCCTTTCATTATCTTTTAATACATCTTTTGGTATGTCATGTATTTTTTGAGGTTTATCGCTAGTTTCTACCAACATATTGCCATTCCCTGCTGTACCACCACTTTGTGCAGAAATAGATATACCTTTTCCATCTTTAGAATAAATACGATTGCCTTGACCACCATCTTTAATAGTGCCAACTCGCTGAGGCACTAAAGTCATACCATTATTACCTGCACCCTTATACATAGTTGCAGTCATGCAAAGCGATTTATCATCAAGCTGCTTAAGGTGTCTAGCATTACGCTCTGTTTGTTTTACAGGTTTGTGCTTGTCACCCACATAACCATTGGCATAACCATGAGTACCTGCACATATTGTTCCAGATTTTTTATCTGAGTTATGTATGGTGTTAGCTTGGCTTTTATAGTTAGGGTTAAGTTGATTACCACCTTTGTAGTTCTTTTGCATATTGTCACCAACATAATGTTCTGAACCAACTTGGTCTTCTAATATGTCGCGCAACACTATGCCTCGCTCTTCAGGTTGCTCAATCCCGGGAATGTTAGTCCAATAGTAACGCTGTCTTGACTGTGCGCTAACCAAAGAGCTGTTAATAAAGATAGGTTCAACTCCCATGTACTCAGAAATAATATCTAAGTATTCTTTTTTCATTCTTACATTTTCTAATAAAAAATATTTCGGCTGTAAGTATGAGATAGCTTTGTGAAACTCAAAGAACAATGCAGACCTTGGATCATCAAATGCCAACTGTTTACCTGCAAAGCTAAATCCTTGACAAGGTGAACCACCCATAACCAAATCAATCTTCGGCAAGGTAGATAAATCTAACTTGGTAATATCACCGACTTGAATAATGTCAGGATAGTTAGCTTGGCTAACTTGGATGGCATACTTATCAATCTCACTTGCGTAATAGTTATCTACTTTGATTCCTAAACGATCCAAAGCAATCATTCCACAAGACATTCCGTCAAATAAACTTAATACATTCATAATATCTCCCTATAGTGTATTAGTGTAGTTTAAGGGGTTTTGTTTTTTATTGCAAATCTTTCAGTATGTCTTTGATGTTCTTGACAGCATCGTTGTTTTTCATGTGTTCATCAGCGATGGTTAGTTGGCCCTTATCTATAGGTTTAGAAAACACCACATTTCTGTGGGTTATAGAAACAAAAGCAAACACATCTATCTCATTATCTTTGTATTTTCTGTGTGCAACTCTTTGACCTTTACGCATATCAAAACGCCAATTCTCTCTGTGTTCTTCTATTTTAGATTGAGTTTTTACCTGGCACTTATACAGCTTTAGGTTGTGTTCAAAGATGATGTCTGCGGATGCGTTGTGTGGAACGATGGTTACTGTGTCAGAAACTTGAGAGAGGATTGCTGCTGTGAGATATTCACCAAAACGACCAACTCGTTCTGTTGCAAGGGGCATGGGTTAGTTCTTTTTATTGTCTCTTAAACTGTCCAATAATTGTTGTGTTGAAAGTGATCCAAATTGACCTGATGAATATGGAATAGATTGTTGTGCTCCACGACTAGCAATATCAATACCTTCTCTTAGTAAAATGTTGGTAGCTGGATTTTGTAAAGCTCCTAAATATGTAGCCATACCCATTCCAACAGGAGTCAATGTGCCTGTTCCTGCCCCAATTCCTGCGCCACCACTTAAAAGTCCATAACCTAAAATGCTTCTTGGAAAAGTCCCACTTTCTGGTAATGTTCTTCCTAAAACTTCTTGACCTAATTCAGCATATTCTTGTAATGGTGCTTCGCCTTTTTTAAACTGTACTTTAGATCTTGTTTTGTCAGCCTGTTTAATAGCTGCTCTAAGTTGAGCAGGTGTATATAACTCATCAGCAGATTTAATAACTGCTTCTCCTAAAGTTTGTACTTGTTGATAAGCAGTATCTACTTGTTTAAGTTTGCCAATATTTATAGTGTTGCCTTCAACAACATCTCTTATTTGTTTTAAAACTTCGGCTTCGTCTAATATATCTACATTATCTGATTTTGATTTTGCAGTAATATCTCTTTTTATTTTTTGTAATAATTTTTGAACATCATTACCTTTAAGGTTTGTTCTATTTTGATAAGGGTTGATATATCTATTAATTAATCCTGATCTTTGTTGTTTGCTTAAAGGAGAACTATTAATAATATTTAAAGAGTCTCCTCTTACATTTTTTATATTAGAAATTTTTAAATCTTTTACAATATCATCATATTTATTACCAAGTTGCTCTTGCACATTTTTGTACAATTTACTAACTGGTAATTTCTTATCTACTTTAATCCCTGGTACACCTTGAACTGCTTTTTCAAAACCTCTTACATTAAATGCTTCTTGACCTTTTCTTAAGGCTTTACTTACTCCTGAACCCGGAACACTTGATAATGCTTCTTCACCAATTCTTAAAGCACCCCCAATAAGACTGCTTTTATCTCCACCCATAGCTTGACCTGGCGTTAATGGCACTCCTTCCTTCAAAAGTTTTCTTGCCTCTGGAGTAACTTTTGGTAAAACTGCTTGACCAATAGATGATCCAGCTAAACCTAAAGTACCACTAACAGCTCCGCCAACACCTCTTTGCATAAGACCTTCTTGAGTTCTTATATCTCCTTCTCCAGTTCCTACACCATACAAACCTGATTGTATTGCTGCGGTAGTTTTGGGAGCTTTTTTAATTGCTTGTGCAAGTGCTGTTCTACCTAATCCAGCAACGCCAGTTAATAGACCACCAGCTAATTCAGACCCATAAGCTGCAACTGGTTGTTCTTCTTTAAATTGTTCAATTTCAGATCTAACCTCTTTAATGACTTCATCATATTCTTTGCCACTCAAAATAGACCTTACATATGCTTCAGCTTCATCGCCAAAACCTAAACCAAATCCTTGACCAAGTATTGCTCTAGCGTAATCTTTCACTCCGCCAGTTTTGCTTTTTTTGATTTTACTTATACCGGGTTTGTAACTCATTAGTTGTCTGTAATATCGTCTTTTCTAAATACTTCTAATTTACCATTGTAAATAATAATATCGCCATCTTTTAAAGAGCCTTTTTTATAAGCACTTTCTACATCTTGTTCTTCAGCAAAGTTTTGATAAATAGTTGGCAACTCACCTTTTTGTTCAAGTTCAAGTAAATAATCATCAAAACCAAAAACACTATTATTTTTTTGTATATATTTTTCTTTTAATGATTTTAGTTTTTTATCTCGTTCTGCGGTTTGCAACCAAGTACCCATAAGTATTAAGTTACCATCTGTGGTTTTACCAAAACTAGGGGCAGCTGCTTCAAATGTTACTATTTCAAAATCAGATGTTGATCCTGATCCCTTTTCTCTCATTCTTGGTACTAGAAATTTAAATGTAGAGTTAACAAATTCTTCCTCGCTTAAATTTTGAATGGGAAACCCAAAAGAATCAAATATTTGCTTGTATGGTAAAAAGAATTCTTGCAACTTACCAGTTTCAACATCACCACTCAATAAAAGCGTTTTTGCAGTTGATACTTTATCTACTAATGGTTGTTGTGATGCTATTAAAGCTGAATCATCTTCGAGTTGTTTTAAACTATAATCAACAACCTTTTGACTATTTCCCAGATTAATTGTTGTGCCACCTTTTGCAATTTCTAGGGCTTCTTTATAAGTTATCTTTGGATCTTTACTCATAATCCATTGAACATTCTGCATTAAACTAGTTCCTTTTTCAGGAGCTTTTAACTTTTCTCTTTCAGCAGCACGACCAACAATGTCACGACCTGCAAAAGCATCAGATAACCTTGCAGATAACTCACGCATACCAGCAGTTTTTGCTGCTTCTTTTTGTTGGTTATAAAAAGCTAATTGTTGTGGGTCTAATTCTTGTAATTGATCTTGGCTTAGAATATCTGCACCACCAAGTCGAGAAACATAGTTTCCACCCATTGATTGTAATTTTCCTAAACTCATATTTTTTCCTATCCCCCCAAACCAAATAATCCAGAAAGGATATCACCCACGCCAGTTTTTGTTTTTGCTCTTGAACCAACCAACTGAGGCATACCAGACAGGCCAGAAAGTAAAGTACTAAGCTGTTCTTGACCATAACCAGAAGCTCGTAAGAATTCGTTGTAGGCTTGGTCTTGCGCTCTTTGTTGTAGTTGCTGTTGTTGTTGTCCAACGCCACCTAATAAACCTAAAGCTCGGTATTGATCTTCTAATTGACCACCAAGCAATCCAGCTTGTTGTTGTCTTGCCCGGAGTTCTAATTCTGGTTGCATCATAGCTGTACGACCTGCTATGTCTAATTCTGCCATACCAGTTTGTTGTGCTAAACGCGCTTGTTCTAATGCACGAGCTTGTGCTTGTTCTGCACCTAATAATCCAGCTTGTTGCTGTAATTGAGCTTGTTGTATTGCTCTTTGTGCTGCAATATCTTGACCTGCAAGACCTGCTTGTTGAGCTAAATCTGCTTGTCTTAAAGCTCTTTCTCTTTCAGCACCAAAACCAGTTAATCCTGCTTGTTGTTCTAACTGTGCTTGTTGCAAGGCTCTTTGTTGTTCTTGTTCAGCTCCAAAGACACCTAATTGTTGTTGTCTAGCTAAATCAGCTTGAGCTGCTTGTTGTGCTTGTTGGAAACCAGACTGTCTTAAACTTGCTGCTGTTCTTGCTGCTTGTTCAGCAAAAGGTCTAGTTGCTTCTGATTCAATTAATGCAGAACGAGAGCCACCAAATGCACCCGCACCAATTGCTCTAGATTGTGCTTGACCTCTAGCAATATCAGATTGTCTCTGAATATCTTGTAAAGCCAAATCAATGACTTGTTGTTGGTATGGTGATTGGTAAGCACCAATATCAGTATCCAATAAACCTCTAAATTGTGGAGCTTGAACTGTGCCTATTTGTGCAGCAGTTGGCCCTTGCAATTGTTGTATGGTTGCCCCGCCAAATGTTGGTATCGCTTGTATACTCGCTGCCTGTGGTGCAGCTACTTGACCGATTTGTGCAGTTCTGCCTGTTACCGGGCTAATAGTTGGCGTGGGCGCGGTTGCCAATGCTTGTAAACCAGCGCGTGGATCATACTGTTGAGAAGCACCAACCATACCCCGGGTTGCTTCAAATTGTCTTAATTGATCTGGATTAAATCCTGCAACTTGTGCGCCTGTGTATGGAATAAATGGTTGCTGTGAGACACCTTTACCAAGGTTGTAAGCCTCTTCGTACATTTGTTTTTGCCATGCTGGCAATTCTGCTTTTGTTGAAGTTGATCCTTTACTCATAATTCTTTGCTAATTAAATGTTCTGATTTAAAGCCTAAATGACTTATTTTTTTTAACCATCCTTTTCTGCCACCGCCATATAATCTTTTACAACCAGCAGCTTTTGCAAATGCCTCTAAGGATGGCAACATATCCTCTAACTCCTTGTAATCACCACCACAAAATAGCAAGTTCATTGCTGTATTTTGAGGGAATACTACAAATTCAGTTATCATAGCCGACTTCTTAGCTGGCCATAAATGGAATATTCCATGTCTTATTTTATCCTCTATATCGTCTATTGTATAGGAATCTTGATGTTTGATAGCTTTTGCTATATATGGCTTACAGCGTTGCCACTGTACTTCCCACTCTTCGGGTTCTTTTTTAATTGGCGTGACTTTATTAATCGCCTTTTCCATACTCAACGATACTCATGTGTATATCTAAATTACCAGCATGATTGCCTTGTACTTTAATAATTTCACCTTGATGAATAATAATAGGTCTTTCTAATAGCTCTGTAGTGCTGTTAGCACTAATAACCTTGCCACTAAATAAATTAAAAGTATCTGTATCATGCGTATTAGTTACATCTATTTGGGTTTGTTGACCTTGATGCTCACATACTAAAAATGATTGAATAATAGAAAAAGTAAAATCATCACCAGAAGGTGATGTATAAACAGTGTAATCAGTGTTAGCCAAAGTAATGTTCATATGAACATTCTCCGCTCTTTGTATGTACTGTCTTTGTGAGGATAAATCCATTATCTTTTACCTCTTGGTCTTACATCCAAGCGTATATTACCTACTTGGAAATCTTGTGTGGTACTACCTGTGACTGTCATTTGTACTTGTCTTGCAGTAAACCTAGCATCAGTATAACCATCATTTTCAAAAGTAAATGATCCAAAGTCCGTAACTGGGCCTAATGGAGTAAATCGACCTTTGAAACTGAGGGTAACACCAGGTAAAGAGTTAGCCTCTTCGTCTGGTAATATTTGATTGCATTGCACATAGTTATCACCATTGCCTATTTGTATAGGCCCTGTCTCACAAAATGGTACTTGTGAGTTTAGATTAGGTGAATTATTTAATGTGGTTGATTCATGCTCATAAACAAAGCCTAAACTGTCACCAGCAATGGGGTAAGTAAATGCACCTTGGTCAATCCAAAAGCCTCTGTCCATAGAACCAATAGACCATACATTGCTGTTGTAGTTCCAAATAACATATTTATTAGAAGTGTATTGTGAATTACCACTTGGGAATCCCCACCATATTTCATTAAAGTTAGAGTTGTGTCCGCCCCAACACGCGCCCCTACCCGGTACATTAATTTGGTCAAAAACATAATCATGCACTTCGCAAGGTAATTCTCTAACACTACCATCATAAATATAAAAAGCGTTTTCACCCATCCATGCAAGGAAATTACCTGTAGATACAACTGTTCTGGAACTGATTGATTTACAGTTTGTTCCTGCATCGGCTATACCATAAACAAAAGGTGATCCAGCATAAAACATTCTGTTAATACCAGTATCACTAAAAATAATCACATCAGATCTATATTTAACACCAAACAAGGCTCTACCGCCTGTAGGTATTTGCAAGTCTCCTGCTGTGTTTGTGGCTTTCGATGTCCAGTTGTTGCGATCTTCCCTATTTGACCAAGCAACATTCCTAGGGTCATCTGACGAGCCTATAGCCACTAAATGTCTTTCATTGGTGACTAAGGTTGATAAGTTGCCTGTGGGTGCGTTGGTTACAACTGTTGCGATGGTATCAGGTGAGCCACCTGAGGAGTCTGGTTGCCATTTATAAATCTTGCCATCTTTAGAAAAAGTAAAGATTAAATCTTCACCCCAGTTATCAAAAGAAAAATAACCAGCCCGTAAAACTAAACCTGATTGACTTCTAGCATCACCATAGTTTTCTTCACCATAATGATATGCACCAAAGCCTAATGGATCATCACTTGCATCATTAACAAAGCCTACTGGTGTGATGTCTGTCCAAGTGTTGTCATACAAGACATAAACTTTTTCTCTTGTACCAACCCCTAGAACATTGTTACCAGCATTATCTTTATAACCATATAAACCTATGATAGATCCGTCTAATGCTGTGGCTCTGAGTTTTTCCCACCCGCCTATAGGTTTTAGATATCCGTTTTCAAAACGCACCAAATCACCATCGACCCAACGCCCTTTATTGGCGTAGTCTGTACCATTGGTTACGATTCCTGCAGGGGGTGTTATTGGAAATAATGCCATTTAGACATTATATATAATTTATGTTTTAAAGTAAGCAGGTAATCCAATCATCGGTCTACCATCATACTTGTTGCTTTCAGCATCTTTACCACTAGCATCATTGTAGTGTAAAAACACTTGTCCACAATCTTTACCTTTAAATGGCTCACGCCAATGCTCTAATTCACAACCACGATACATCAGCATATCGCCTGGTTTTAAGTTTACTTCTACGCCTTTTTTGCCTTCTTCACCTGATGGTTCTAAAAATATAGGCCAATCATCACCACCTAAGTTCATGGTGGTAGATATCTCGCAAGAGTATCTATCTTTATGTCTTTTTAACTCATCACCTTTTTTATAGATTCTTGCATACGAATAAGTTTCAGTTAGTTTTACACCTGATTCTTTTTCCATAATAGGTTTAACTTTTTGCAATAAAGTTTCCATAACGATATCTGAGTAATGTGAATAAGTTTCAGGTATTTGTTGATCGTTCCAAACTCCAAAGTATTCAGTAAACTGTGAAATATATTTTTCATCAAACAAATGTCTTGCTACTGCTCTTTTATTTAAAAAGTATTGATAACAAAAATCTGCTAACTCTGTTGATATAGCGTTTTTAATTACTTGGTATTTATTTTTCTTAAAGCTCATTTGAATGGATATCCTAAATTCCAACACACTAAGGAGTGTCGTATTCCTTTGGTTACTGGTTTGACTCTATGCCAAACAAAAGATGGAAAGATAATCACGCTACCTTTCTTTCTAATTTCTTCACATATTCTTGGCTGTGAGCCTTCGTCTGTGTTTCTAAAATCAAACTCTAAATCTCCGCCTTCATATTCATCAGGATCGGTTAAAGATACAGTCATGCTAAGTTTTCTTAACTTGCCATGTACATTTTGATTTTCAGGATTGTTATAAGGTTCTTCGTAAGAGTCGCAATGCCAATCGTAAAACTGACCTTTCTTGTATTCGGTAAATTGACAAGCCTCGCTAAAATCCCATTCGAAATTCCACCCAGCGTTATAATTTGCTTGATGGATGTAAGGTTGTATTTCGTTGTATATCCATCTATCTGACATCCATACAATATCAGACTTGCGTTTCTTTTGAATGTTTTTAAGTTCTAACTTGGTTAGTTTTTTGTTGTCTCTACCAGCGTTACCTGTAAGAGCCATTTCTTTATTTTGCTCTTGACCATAACGAACAATCTCATCACATATTCTTTCAGGTATGACTGATTGAAAGTACCAGTAATAATATTTTAGATTCATATATAGTTTGCTACTAAAACAATTCTATTTTCATCTATTTTAGGCGTTCCTTGAAAATGATTATACTCGCCATTAAAAATTATAATTTTATCTTCTTCTGCTGAAATTGTATGTTGTTTGTTATTTATTTCAATATAAGTTTTTCCGCTTGTGGTTGTAAAATAAAGAATTAAAACATTATGTGCAAAAGGTAAGTCTGTATGAGAGATGCTTTTCTTTAATGTTTGATGCGGAGTTAAATTTATATTAAGCCTGTAAACAACATTTAGTGATATGTTATTAAAATCAAGTATTTCTTTAAAAATTTTATATGTTTGTTCAAATAAATTAGAATCTATTTTAGGAACAGGATATCTATAAGGCGTTTCTTGATAAGGTCTATCTACAATCGTATGACTAAAATAAAATATATCTTTTGGTTGGTTTTCTCTTTCGTTTTCAGAGTAAAAATGAGTTCTATGTTTAGTAAACCAAGGTATATTTCCCTCTGCTAAAACATAATTTTTATAATCTAAATAATTTTTAGTTAAAGGATTTTTTAAATTTTGTACACTCATCTTCTCTCTCTTAAGAAATAAGTATAGTTTAGATGCGGTTTAAAAGAAAGGTTGATTAACCTGCTTCCCAGTCTCCATTTTTTATTTGTCTAAACACAGATCGTAAATCCCAACAACTAGAAGCATCAAAAACATAAGCTGCTCTAATACCTATAAAACCTGAACCTCCGCTACCTGCAGCAGAACTATGGTGTCCGCCACCACCGCCACCGCCAGTGTTAGCTAAACCTGATGTTGCAACTCCGTTATACCCACCATGACCGCCACCCCCACTTTGAGGCATTGTTCTTTTTGGTCCGCCAAGAGGTGCTGCATTGGTTACACCTGCCCCTCCACCGCCACCACCGAAGTAGCCAGTGCCTGGCGTAGTGTTTGATCCGTCTGTTCCATATCCAGGGAACGCTGGAAATTGTCTACCTGCTCCACCTTGACCACCTGCTTGTGGGCTAGGGTAGAGTGCTGGATTAGGGACAGATGGCCAGTCAGGTGCGCCTGAGGCTGGACCTCCGCTATCAGGGGCTGCTCCACCGCCTCCTCCGCCACCGCCATCAGCACCTGGAAAACCTGCTGAACCTGCTCCTCCATACCCAGTAAGACCACCTGCTGGATTGAGTTGGTTGGGTGATCCTCCTGCACTACCTGTAAATCCGCCTCCGCCTCCGCCTGAACCACCTGTGGTACCTGTTGTTGCTGAACGACCTCCACCACCTCCGTAGGTGCTAACTGTTTCGGGTGCACTTATAGGATTATTAAAAACTGAATCAGCACCTGAAGCATTTACTGCTCCACCGCCACCAACAATAAAAGGGTAAGTTGTGTTTCTTACAATAGGATAGGTTGTACCATGTGCAACTCCCCCTGCTCCACCGCCACCGCCATGATATGCAGCATCAGGGTTTGTTCCGCCACCACCACCACCAGCAACAACTAATAGTTCAACTTCTCTTGTTGCAGGTGCAGTAAATGATCCACTGCTTGTGTAATTTTCGCTGATAGCTTCACCATAAACTGATGTTTGTGCTGCTCCGATTAATCTAGGCATTGGTCCAATTCCCTGCTTTCACATTGTCATAAAGTGCGTTCATATCCCATACTCCTGAGGCATTGGCTACTTGAGGTTCTTTTACAATAACAATTCCTGATCCACCTGCTAGTCCTGCTACATTGCTTCCAGTGAATCTACCTCCGCCTCCGCCTCCGCCAGTGTTAGCTGTTCCTGCTGTTCCTGATGCACCAGGCGCACCATCGCCAGTACCTCCGCCACCTGCACCACCAGCTGCTGCATTAGTTTGAGAGTTTTGAGTTCCTCCTGCTGCTCCGCCTCCGCCACCTGCGTAAAAAACAGGAGAACCTGTAATTGAACTTTCTAAACCTACGCCACCTGCTCCATTTGCGGGATTATCTGTGTTTGTAGAGTTGCTACCTGCTGCTCCTGCTCCGCCGCCACCTGCTCCTCTAAATGAATCTCCCCCTGGTAAAACAGCAACACCAGTACCTCCGCCACCTGCGTTACCTTGTCCTGGTGGGGAGGCTGCTCCGCCTGAAGTTGCAAATCTACCTGCACCACCTCCGCCTGATCCACCAACAAGTCCATTCTGACCATCGCCAGCACCCCCACCACCGCCACCTGTAGCGGTTTTCTCAATTCCAGAGCCTGGTGCAAAGGATGAATTACTTCCATTTGTTCCATTATTTGCACCACCAGTAAATGGTCCGCCAGCTCCAGCACCTCCTGCACCTCCACCACCAACTGCTACTGAGTAAGGAGTGTTTCCTAAAACTGGTGTTGTAGATGTTACTAAACCACCTGCTCCACCACCGCCACCAAAACGAGAACCACCGCCTCCGCCACCTGCAACAACTAAGTATTCAATACTTGTAGTTAGTGGTTGAGTAGCAAGTGTACCGCTAGAGTTAAAAGTAGTGATTTGTTCTGCTTGAACTTGAACTGGATTATCGACACCTACTATTCCGCCATTAGAATTAGCCATGATTAGACCTCATTCCATTGCAAATTAGTAGCATCCCATTCGTAATTGGTTGTAACTATTGGATCACCGCTATAGGTTGATCCTAACCATTTTTGATTATCTTCATCCCAATTGATTAGAACTGGTTCTGAATCTATTTCTGTAATTGTTGGATAGGTAACTGGTGCTTCCCAGTCATCATTAGAATCTAATGACCAAGATGGATAAGGTTGTGGCTTAATAAATTTATTTTTTGATGAATCAAAAGTATCGCCAATACCTGCATAATGTTTTCTAAAATTATTGTTGTATGAAGTTTGTTTCCAAGCTGTTCCATCTTCTGAATGTGGAACGATAGATGCTACAAATGTTTCTGCCTCAGAGGATAGTTCTCCTCCGTTAGCTTCTACATCATCGTTGGATATTACTATTACTCGTAATACTTCGTTGCTTGAATTAAGTTCTGCAAAGTGAGCCATATTTGTACTCCTTAAGCGTCATCTAGTTCTTCGTAACTAATGGTGTAAGTTAAATCTCCATTAGCACTTGCACCACCCTCTAATACATCTCCTTCTTCAAGATAGATGCTTGAGTTCTTATCAATAAGAACCAAAGTAGCATCTGCTGGAACAGAGATAGTTGAAGCAAATAAAACTACTGAACCACCACTTTTGATAATTCCCATTGATACATCAGCAGCGTTAGTGCCATCAATGTTTGCAACGACAATGCTATTAATTTTAATAACCTTATCACTTGCACAAGTTAATAGATCAGTTGTGAGAGTTGTTGTTAAAGCTCCATTTATGCTATTTGCATATATCGAAGTTACATTTACTAAATTTGGATTTGCCATAATATTGTCCTAATTTTATCCGAAAACCAAAGCCATTGCTATAGCTTTTCCTGTTGTTGCTTTTGTATCAAGCTGACTTTGTATGCCAGATGTTACCCCATCAGTATAATTTAACTCTGTTCCTGTTGCAGTAATTGTTACACCGCCAATAGACAAAGTTCCAGTTGAGTTTAAAGTTCCACTAGATGATAGTGTTCCTGCAACTGTTAAAGTTTTACCAGAGCCAACATTAAGGCCCACGCTTGTTCCGTTTCCTGCATCAGCAAAAATACCATCTAAAGTATCGAGGTCGGTGTTTAATTTTCCGCCCCATGTATCGGTACTTGCTCCAACCTCAGGCTTGGTTAAATTTAAGTTAGTTGTAAATGTATCTGCCATATTATTATGCCGCTTGTTCTTTTGTTAATTGAGTCCAGGTAGTATCAGGATTCTGTATTACCTCCCATTTTAGACCACCACTTGCTGAAAATCCACTTGTTTGTGAGATGGTTGATGCACCTCTATCAATCTGTGTACCAATGGCAGACATATCTGATAATGCTGCAATTGTAGAAGATGCTGCTATGGTATATCGACCCTCGGCTGTCATAGACGAGGTTTGAGCTATTGTTGCAGACCCTCTATCAATTTGAGTACCTACAGCACTCATACCAGAAGTTTGTGCTATTGTGCTTGAACCAAGATGGACTCTATGGCCCACACTGGTCATGCCACTGGTTTGTGCTATGGTTGCAGATCCACGATCAACTTGAGTACCAATTGCAGACATTCCAGATGTCTGTGCAATGGTTGCAACACCACGATCTATTTGTCTGCCTATTGCAGACATAGATGATGTTTGAGCGGATGTAGCTACGCCAAGTTGAAAAACAGGTTGTCCGTAATGAGACTTCCCGTAACCGCCATATCCATAGCCTACTGAGGCCATGTTATTAAGCTAATGTGATGTCTAAATCACCAGCATCAAATCTGAATACATCACCGCTTGTTACAGGTTTAGATGTATCTAAGTTTGCATAAGCAAGTAAGTTTCCACCAGTTAAGGCATCTAAAATACCTACTGCAACTACAGTTCCGTAATCGGCTGTAGCTGTTGGATATTCAACTGCTGCTGCATTTGTCGCTGTTGTGGGGGATGTGCCTGAGACAGTAAAAGTAGAGGTTTGTCTTGCATAAGCTCCACCTGTTACTTCAGTACCACCACCAGTGTCATCAGGTGCTACTGTATACAATGCAACATAATGTGTTACAGGTGCAGTGTAGTTTGTGCCACCAAATACATGGTTAAGTACCTTGTCTTCTAAATAATCACTAAATCCAGCCATTTTCTATACTCCTAGTTATTACCAAAATAATAAATATCTTTTCTGCGTTTTCCGTAAGTTCTTCTTCTTTGCATTAAAGAACCTTTAGCAAACTCAGCTTTTTCTTGCTCTAATCTCATTTCTTCTAGAGCTTTCTCGAACTGTGCTGTAAATAGTGGCACTCGTTCATCTTCCATTAAATAGATAGAAGCGTGTTTTAATGATCCATAAAGGTAAGCATCTGGATATCCTGTGGATAAAAAGTTACTCGTATTAGAAT